TTTATCGGGTGTAGGAAATAAAGACCAATACAATCGTGGTTATAAATTTATGAACGAAGTGTCAGGAACTTTTGGATTTAGAATTCAAGACCCATTTATTGAACAAGGACTTAGTTTTAAAATTAATGGTCAACAAAAACAAGAAAGAGCGGCGAAGAAAGAAATTAGTTCTGTAGTTTTTGATGGTAATGCTACAGTAGAAGACGTAATGAAAGCTTATGAAAGAGCAAATGAAATTAAATTTAAAGCGGATCAAGCTTTGTTTAAACAAATAGAAGCTGCAAAATATTTAGGCCTGTCTGATAAATTAATTAAAAAAGAATTAAGAGATAGATATTCTAATAAAGAAGCTTCTGCTTTAATACGAGGTAATTTTTCTCCTATTAAACTTTCTTCTTTTGCTATGAAAACAGTAAAAGATAATCACTTAATGAGAGGACAAAATGATCCTACCCAATTACTTAGACAACTTTCCAGGGATATCTTTAATAACTATAAAGGAAATGTATTCTTTGAAGATGTAGAAGGATTGTTTGAAAGACCTTTAGATTTAATGGGGGATAGAACTCCTAACTTAGTAGTCCCTCAAGGAGAAACCGTTGCTCCTCCTGTTATTAATACTCCTAATGTACCTAGTGGAGGTGGAAATCTTTTATTAGAACAGTTTGATTCTAGCCAAATGATACAACCATCAGGTAATCTAATTAACCCATCTGACACATCTCAACTTGCCAAAAGCGGAGATATTGATATAACTGAAGCTATAGCAGCAAGGAGAACATAATGCCACCACCGGGATATAAAGGTAAAAGACCAAGTAGGCCTAAAAGAAGTAGGCCTAAAAGAAGTGGACCTAGACGAGGTGCTGGTGGCAGAAGAGCTAATCTTAGAAAGTCTGCACGAAGAAGTGCAGAAGCTAGGCAAGACCGAGCTCGTAGTGGTCAGAATAAAAAAAAAGCTGATATAAGAAAAGACGGTGCTAGTACACCTAGAGAAAAGGGTATTGCTGCTGCTAATAAATATACTCCAAAGAAAAAACAAACATCTTTAGAACAAAGTGTTGGTAGTCTCGATAGACGAATTAATACAGCCCTACAAAAAGGAGATACAGCTTTAGCTAAAGACCTTCGTTCAAGGAAAAAAGGATTTGTTAAAAAATTAGGATACGAGAAAGCTAGGAAAGTACCGGGCGGTGTAGTCAAAGATTCTTCTGGGAAAATTATGAAAACAAGTGACGGTAGCCCAATGCTTACTAGTGCAGGTTTTGATGTGTTTCAAGAAACAATGGATATGGATTTTCTGGATCCAACAAGACAAATACAAAACGAATATCCAGAAGCCTATGCAGATATGTATCCTATTTCTAATCAATTACAAAAAGGATTACCAGGTGTACGTTTTGCTAAAGAGGCTTTAGGGTTAGACAAGAAAAAAATTCCTTACACAGATCCTGATATGCCGGGAGTAAGATACCCATTGGATACAACTTTCGGTGCATTTGAAAGAGATCCTATTACAACAAGATCAGATAGGCAAGCTCCATTAGATGAAGGTCCTTCATTTCCAACTTTTCCTAGACAACCAGGATTAGATTTTATTCCAGAAGTAAAAACAGTTACAGATAAGGATAGACAAGCAGCTATTGATAGAGGAATTGATCCTAATTTTATTTTTTCTCTTCCCGATGATCCTCGCACAGAACTTATAGAATCAGATTTAAGTACAGGCACAGCTTTGCAATTAGCAGAAGCAGCAAATACACAAAATACTTTATCAGATTTAGTTAGACCTGAGTTTACCTCCCCTAATGTGTTTGCTTTACCGGAACAAGTTAAAGAAAACTTAAATAAACAAGCTGAAGTAAACAGAAAAACATACGAAATAGAAACATATGGTAAAGAAATAACAAGTGATGATTTAGAGAAGGCTGGTGTAAACGAAGCATTTTATAATCAAAAATTTTCTACCCCTATAATACAACAACAATTATTTGAATCAGGTGTAATTGAGGAAAAAGATGTTCAAGCTCCTATAGTAAAGGATGTTAAAGCAGCACAGAGTGGTAACTTAGCAGGACAAATTGCTGGGGCTCCATTAGATCTAATAGGTTTTATGGGTGGAAATTTAATTCCTGGTTATGAAAACATGACAGACTATGTTAGAAATCGGGCTTTTGTTCCTCAAAAAACATACACTGGAACAGAATATTTAGATAAATTAGCTGCCGACAAACAAACCGCTATTAATAATGTTAATAGATTAAATATAGATGATCTTAAAAAAACAGAGTTAACAAATTTTATAGCCAACCCACCGGATATGACTACTGGTTTGTTAGATCAAAATAATTTAAGTCTTTCTGATATGGTAGTTAATGAAAACTTTGATACGGGAGTAAACACGGATCAAGGTTCTATTGATGTATTAAATTCATTAGCAGAACCAAGCTCTAATTCAAATTATTTAAAAAGATTATTGGGATTTAATCAATAATAATGAATTTATCAATACGTGATTGGATATGGGTTGGTTGCATAGTGGCTGGTATCGCTTTCACTAACGGGATGATGTCATCACGGGTTACGGCCCTTGAATCAAAGATAAAAGATTTAGATATGTTGCGTATCGACTCACGGCTTTCAGTTATTGAAGTACAGGTAAAAGAAATAAATCAAAAACTAGATAAAATTTTAAGTACTAATTGATACGTGAAACAAGTTTGGATATTCTCTTAATAGATATCCTATTGTTGCTTTTAATTTAGGAACATAGTTAGGATCAACAGCATATCCTTTCAAAGTTTCTATTAATGCAATAACATCTATTTCTTCACTTATGTATTGTTTTACTCTTAGATCTTGATAATCTTTAAAAAGATGATGTCTATTTAAAAGTTGAATATAATCAGCAACTGATTCACATTTACGTTCATACACACGAATCATAATACGAGGATCACCTAAAGCTTTTAAATGTTTTGAAGTAGGATCAGTTTCTATTATTCCATAAAAATTATTTCCTTCTTTAGCAAAACGAGAATTACCCCAATCAGATTCAAGAGCTGCTTGAGCAACACTAATAATTATAATAGATCGTGAAGGAGGGGGAAGATAACTATTTGTTAACTGCGTGCATTCAATAATACCTTCTACAAATTCTTCTTGTGTAGAATAATTAAAATCAAAATTATTTAATGTTGTTTGACACAATAAGAATAATGTTAGACATAAAGATTTCATACCATAACTTATTTATTTTTTTTAAGATATGCAATCATTCTCCTTAATTCCGTTGTACTTTCTTTAACCATACCTAAACTTAAATTATGTCGCTGACATATTAAACCTCTTGGTAAAAGCTTAGGATTGTTTCGATAATCTTTTCTTGTATATTTATGATCATGATCAATAACTAATTCTGCTAGATTACTTCTCCCCTTTTTTCTACTTGGAGCCTTATTATATAAAACATCTTTATCGCACATCACGCATTTAGGTTCTTGTTTAAGCCACCAGTCCGCCACACTTTTACCCCATTCACATTTAACTTTGCGATAACGAAGAGTTATTCTACCTTCCAGTGTAGACCGTAGTTTTGTCTGTTCTTTTTTCCTTGATTTATTAATAGCAACTTTTCCCTTTACAGTATTAACATATGTTTCTTGTCTTTTTCTTGCATATGCCATATTATTTTGCCTCTCCCCATGAAGGACCTATCTCTGCATCTACTTTAGATGGCACCCTTAATTCTAATGCATGTTCCATTACTTCAATAATCTTTTTCTTTTCTTCTTCAGAAGAAAACGACATATCTAATTCATCATGCACCTGGATCAAAGGAAGGAACCCTTCTTTATGCAATTTGACCATAGCCATTTTAGTTTGATCTGCTGCTGATCCTTGAATCAATCTATTCAAGGCTTTGTATGTCCAAGCACGTTTAATTTTATTCATTCCACCATGTTTTATTTCTGCTTCTTCCCTAGGCAATGCCTTATGAACACCAAAATAATTTGGTTCCCATAAATGAAACCGACATTTACGACCTAGAATAGTTCTAATGTATCCTTTTTCTCCTGCCCTACGCATAGTTTTATCTGTTAATTCTTTTACAAAAGGCACAGTTGAATGGTATTGTTTAAAGACTGTATCTATATCATCTTTATCTAGCCCTAATTCGCTCATCAGTTTACCTTTACCCATTCCGTACATCATCCCTAGGTTAATTGTTTTAGCCTGCTTACGGTCTATATTTGCCATGTTTGCAACAGCTTGATGAAAGTCTATATCTTGGTTGGTATAGCCATCTACTAAAGGAGCTACCCCTTCTAATTCTATTCGGTCACTTATTATAGCACCATAATGAACTAATAAACGTGGCTCTTGCTGTGAATAATCAAAGATCCCCCACTTCTCCCCTTCTTCCGGGATAAATAATGATCTTATTTTAGGACTAATTTTAGGGTTTCTTGCAGGAATCTGTTGTAAGTTAGGGTTTTGCATACTTAATCTTCCAGAAATAGTACCACCTGTTTCCGATCTCAATTGATTTACATCTGCATGAATGCGCCCTTTATGAGAATGTTTTAAAATAGAATCAATAAAAGTAGTATATGCTTTGTTTATTTCTCTTGCCTCAACAATTTGTTTAGCAAAGGGATGAGAATGAGTGGATAAAAAGTTCTTATCAAAACTAGGAAGACCTGTAGGTGTACGATTGTAAGGTATCTTTAACTTATCAAAAGCCTTCGCAATAGATAATGGTGCTAAAATCTCTACCTCAAACCCACACTTCTTATATAAACTCTCTAATATCTTTTTCTCTCCCGCTTTAAACTCTGCTTTAAGACGTTCTGCTTTTTCTATATCCACTCTCACTCCTCTTCTTTTCATGTGAAATAGAATAGGAAGAAGTTCTGTTTCTAAATTAAATACTGATGTTAATTCTTGTCTAATTAATTCTACCTTTAGTGCATTCCATAGCTTTAATGTGACAGCAGCATCTTGTTCAGCATAAGGACCCACGTACATAGCCGGTAGCAAATGCATCTCTGCTTTTGCATCTACACCAAAGTCTTTTGCAGCTTCATACAATCCAGCCTCTGATTTTGTTTCTCCTACATATTCTTGCGCTATTTCTTTTAAAGAATAGTTTCTTCTGTTCTCATCAATCAAAGGAGCAGCAATCATTGTGTCACAAATACGGCCTTTTACTTCAAGGCCCATGGCACTTAACCATCCCACATCATAGATAGCATTATGAAATATTTTATCGCACGGTAAATCTAATATTTTTTGTAATTGTCGTTTAAAAACTTTCTCGTCAAAGTTGCCACCACCAGGATGTGCAAGAGGAAAGTATCCTTGCCAACCCTCCACGGCCAACGCTACACCAATAACTTTTCCTTTTTTAACAGCCCATCCAGGTCCTGTTGTTTTTAAACCAGGATCATGAGTTTCTAAGTCGATAGCTATCTCTGTTGCAGCTTCAAGATTAGGAATGTTTTCCGGAGGAATCCACTCACTAGGTGCTTGGAACAAAGACGGCTGTCTCACTTATCCCTTTCGTTAAGTTCTCCCGCTATAGCTGCATAGGCCGCTAAGTCTATATAGCTATCTGTTTTATGTGCATGCATTAGTCTTGCCACTTTAACTAAAGCCATACACATCGCTACATCATGTGCAGTTATCTTTTTGCGGAGGAAAATAGACCACAGTGCAGCGATGTTCTTGTGATTAGTAAGCTTATCGCCATAATCGTCTTGACGGTCCTTACCTATTAATTCTTTTGCTAAGTCTAAAATGTTTTGAGAGATCATTAAAATATCTCCTGAAATTCTCGTGTGGATTCAGATTCAATAATATGTAAAGATTTTTTTGCTCTTGTTACTCCCACGTAAAACACTCGCCTCTCATCGTCTTGTTGCAAAAAATAGTTGTCATCAACTTTTTTTGGTAGATCTGTTAATAGCATAACATGGTCAGCTTCGCCACCCTTAGCTGCATGAATGGTAGATAATTTTATATTTTTAGATACATTAAAGTCTTTTTGGCGCTGTAATGCAGCGTTTATATATATTTTTTGAGAGTCTGGTATGTTGTCTAAAGCATAGTCCCAAGGTCTATCTTTATGTACATTTAACCCATGATTCAAAATTAAAGTATCGTGATCATAATCTTTTTCTTCATCAGCGCCACGTAGTTCTTTATATCCATGTGCTATATGATTATTACCGGACATATAATAATACATATCCTTTACCATCCGAAAAGGAATAACACCCCCCTCTTGTATTCTCTTCCATCCAATAATAGCATTCAACATTTTCTCGGATACACTTGAACGATTGTATCTTTCAAAAAACAATCCTCTTGTTTTAAGATCCTCGGCTATTTGATCTAATAAATAATTTGTACGACCTAGTATCAACCAGGTCCCTTGTGTTAAATCCATTGTATAATTTAAACGACTACGATGATAAACAACTTTGCCTTCTTCTTCTCGTGGCTGCCATTCTTTTTTTACTCTGTCAACAACAGGAGTAATTATTTTTTGAGCAATCTTATGGACTTTCTTAGGAATACGATAAGACTTATTAAGTATTTCTCTTTTGCTTTTAATCTTTTTTAATCTTCCTATGTCGGCACCGGCCCAATTAAATATAGCTTGGTCATCATCACCTGCAATGTATGCACGATCAGCCTTACGAATAAGTTGCTCTACCATTTGCCATTGAATAAAACTTAAATCTTGGGCTTCATCAACAATAACTACATCTAAAGTAGGAGCATTATCCATTTTAATAAACTCTAAAATCATATCGGTAAAATCAAACAAGGTGTGTTTCTTTTTATATTGAGCTATCCCTCTATCGACATAACTTAATTTTTCAAAACCACCTTCTATATGTAAATTACTTCTCATAAATTGATTCTGTAATGACACTCCTTGAATCTTTGCTTGATCTATTAAAGATAAATAAACATCTTTAGAACTAGAAATCCCTAATTCATTAACAGTCTTATTGGGATTATCTATTCTAATTTGTAACCAGTCAGAAAGTTCTTTATAATTTAAATCACCCATAACATCTGCTGGTTTTAAATTTAAATGATGATAAGCTAAACTATGTAGTGTTCTAAAATAAGTAAAATCTTTTTTGTCTAATTTAAATTTTATTATCGCTCTTGTAACAGCTTCTCGTGCAGCTTTTTGTGTAAAAGAAAAGTATCCTATTTTCCCTACAGGTGTGCCATTATTAATTTCTTCCTCCACTATATTTAAAAGTCTTGTGGTTTTACCTGTACCAGGAGGACCAAACACAGTCACAATTTTCTCTGCATGTCTATCGTTTAGAACCATCTTCATCCTGAATTAACATTAAATTTAACTTGATCATTTTTAAATCATCAACTAGCATTCGCCTGGTTAATTTTTGTCTTCTATTCTCTGTCTTAGCTACAAGCTTAGAAGCTATAGCTAGAGTTTCTTTAATTAGTTTGCTCATTTTTTATCCTCCAATCCTGTTGACTCCGGATGACTCCAATAATCTTTACGAAGTATTTTAAAAAGTTTGTAGCAGCTATCACAATAAAACTTATCTTTTGGATCTTCTATAACTGCATCGTTGTCACAGTTTTTACATTTTACATATTCATCTGACATTAAAATGGTACCTCCTCATCATTTTCTTTTGGTAAATTAAATTCATCTTTTTGTTTTTCTATTTTTGGAACCCACCATACTCGTGTATTCCTACCTCTAATCCTACGAACAACACAATCTCCATCCAATTGTCTAAGTCGTGCGCCTATTCTTGTAGGATCAAACCCTTTAAATCTTTTCTTCTCTAAATATTCTTCTAACTTTGCCATTAAAAAATATGTTTTATCTTCTTCAGTAAATGCTTTACCTAATCGCAGTTCATCTAAATGAGTTCCTTCTCCTTGATCTAAAATAAAAGCCTCTAGGTGTCCATCAAATCGTCCCTCTATTCTTACATCATCTGGCATTTCAATTACTTCTACATTCTCAATTAATTCTTTTATTTTATTCATCCACTCTTGACGGCTCACGGTATTTAACACCACATTAATTTGATCAATACATGCAAGAATAAATTCGGATTGATTATAAAGTTGCCGAGTAGATAAACTTACTCCTTGGCCATCGACACTTATAAACCAAACAGAATTATCTGATTGATACTTTTGTAAGTTAGAAAATTTATGTTCATAAGCAAAGCCAATACCATATTCTCTTTTGCGACATTCAATTGAGTCACAAAAAGCACACATAGGTTGGTCCTTACACTTGTATTGATACTCTTGTTTCGTATGTTGATTGATTATTTTTTGTACTTGTTTATACTCTAAAGGGGGAGTGATATGTTGATGATTAAAAGAAGAGACTTTATCTTCCCATCCTTCTTTCCATTTCTTTTTTGCATACACTGCATATTGATAAAGAGTATTATCTCTTCCTCCCTCTCCAATTCCTTGATCCATTAATGTTTGAATACATGGAGGACCATCACTTAATTCATTCTTATCATCTATATTAATTTTAGGTTTTACTTTATTTAAGTCTTTGACTTTGTATTTATCATAGAGCTCATAAAATTCTTGCAACGAAGCAGAAGTACCATCATCCAAAAAAGCATAACGATTAGACTCATCGCCATTAAAATAGGGAAGATTAAGAAAATTACCAGTATCGCCCCTTTCAGTATTGAGTTTAATTTGTTTAGGAAATACTTCACAATTACCATACCCTAGTACTGCAGCTAATTGAGTTAACTTATTACGAAGATCCTCTGCTGCAATTGGATCTTGTGTAAATAAAAATAAATGTGCACCACCACTTTTAGATCGACATACTATAAAAGGTAATTCTAATTTTCTAATTTTTTCTATAATTTTTTTATGATCTAGAGGATAAGTATCAATATCAATACAACCCCAAGAACAAGTGCTATCATCTCTAATGGGGATGATACCAAGACTAGGTTCCATACCCTCAAGATGATTCTTCCATAATGTATCTGATACATTATCTTTTTTAATGTATGCATTTCCTCCCTGCTTTCCATTTTTTAAATCTCCTGAAAGGTATTGGCCATAGGCTCTATCTAACCCGGAAAATATTTGTTTAAATTTTTCTATACTCATAAGACAGCTTTGTTTTGCGAGTCGTTGGGTGTATAAGTTTAAATGAACCTCGTTGGATACCTATACACCCTAGTGAAGTGACTCGAACCTCCATGCCTTTTAGAACTACCCAACGAAACTAGAATGGAGTTTTATCGTTTTGTTTTTCTTCCATATCAGGTACTAACTTATCTTTAGCTAGTGCCATCTCTTCAGAAAACGAACGAGCTTCTTTAACCTGTGCCTCATTTGAAAGCATTGAATCAACTTCAATCTTCCATTTGTACCAGGTTTTATCCCCGTTCTTTGTCTTTTCTGATTTCAACAAATACGAATGAGACCACATCGGCGGTGTAAAATGTACACCCTCCGAATTCTTGATCTTCAAATTCTTCATCTTACTATTCCAATTTCTACTTGGAGTTAGCTGCGATGATTTCATTGATATAACAGCTTGACTTGTCTCTCCCTTCCCACCAATTATTAATACAAAATAATTTGCTGTCTCTTCAATGTAATTACCTGAATTATCATTGGTGTAATATTTACTATCCTCCCCACGAACAGTATTGTTCATGACATCTTTGGATTGGTGCACGGCCACCGGCCCTTTAGCACCACTTCCAACCGGAGCCCATTCAACGTACGTTTTATGGTAGACACAAGGAACCACTTTGACTCCTTGATCTGAAGGCCACCAGTCGCCAGTGACAGAGTTAAATATGTGACCACTTCTCAGTGACTCATCATTCTCTATTTCTGGAGACATAGCTTGTAGTAGTTTTAATCGAGGAAGTTGCAGATCATCTGCATTCATATCCTCAAAACCAGTTTGTACATTTTCAAACTGACTCATAATTGCAACGGCCGAACTGCCATTGTTTTTTTTCACAATTGTTTTATTCATAATTTATACCTCATTGTTTAAAGTTACGATTGCTTGATACTGACTTTATTAAGCCTAAAGGCACCAAACAATTTATCATCAAAGTCTACTCCATCTCTGGATTTTGCATTCAAATACGACCTAAGTGTACTCGGATGTATTGATGAATTCTCATTCGGAACGAGTCCCGAATCCTCTGCTAGTTGTCTGAATTCCTGGGCAACTTTGTCTTCGCCCTTTTTAAAATCCACACTTACTATGTTCTTTATTATATCACCATCCCCTTGATCTCGCACCCAATTAAATGCAGCTACTTTATTTTCTTCTTTAATGCTGCAATAGAGTTGCTCTTTTGTAGTGACTTTAGATCCATCAGTTAGTTTTAATTCTGATACACCTTTTGATTGTAGAAGATCAGTAACACTATCTGCTAAGACCTGCTCTTCTTCTTTTAATTTTTTGACCATCGTCTCTGCCGTCATGATCTTATCTTGTACAGCTTTTATTCTTTCCAACTCTGCGCCTAGCTGACCTAGTGCCTCGTCATCAATTTCATTAAAAGCTTTGGTAGATTCTTCTTCAAATAAATTTGTTATTTTATTCATATCTATTCTCCCACATTATCTTTTATTATTTACTTGCATTAAATCTCATAGTCAAGTATAAAAAAAATTAATTATGGGAGAGTATAAATTTAAGACAAAACCTTACGATCATCAGCTAAAAGCTTTACAGAAATCTTGGGATAAAGAATACTACGGTCTCTTTATGGAGATGGGTACAGGTAAATCTAAGGTTTTAATTGATGAAATTGCTAGTCTTTATATGCGAGGTAAGATTACGGCTGCATTAATTGTTGCTCCTAAAGGTGTGTATAGAAACTGGGAAAAGGGAGAACTACCTGCTCATATGCCTGATGAAATACCTATTCATGTGGCTGCGTGGAAAGCTCCAAGTGAAATGACGATCCAAGATAAAAAAGATTTAAAAGAAATATTAATGGCTAATGGTAGACTTCGTGTACTCTTAATGAATGTTGAAGCTTTTAGTGGAGTAAAAGGTAGTAAGTTTGCTGCACAGTTTTTACACAAATCTAACACACTCATGGCCATAGATGAAAGCACCACGATTAAAACACCAAGTGCTGCTAGAACAAAAAACATTTTAAAGATTGGTAAGTTAGCTAAGTACCGTAGGATTATGACAGGTTCTCCTGTCACTAAGAATCCTTTAGATGTGTACTCCCAATTAGAATTTTTAAGTGATAAGATATTGCGTCAGAATTACTGGGCGTTCAGATCTAGGTTTGCGATAATGCGTAATGTGAACTTCGGTCCACGCTCCACGCAACTTGTTGTTGGATTTCAACGGATACCAGAGCTCAATACTATTGTAGAGAAGCATTCATACCGAGTACTCAAAGAAGATTGTTTAGATCTTCCGGATAAAGTTTATGAAAAAAGATTTGTTAGTCTTACTCCTGAACAAGTGAAAGCGTATGAAGAGATGAGACGATTTAATATGACGGAACTAGAAGGGGAAACCATGACAAGTTTATCAAGCCTCACGGCTCTTATCAGATTACATC